TACTGCTTGAATGTAGCCGTATCGCTTTTGCGTTATTGGATCAAGTGTTTCTCTTGTAATAGGCGGCGCCCCAACAGTAATAACACGGTCCTCCAGGATCTCACCATTGATTGCCCTAAGGCCATTAGGAACGCCAGGAAGGGCTACGTAAAACGGTGGGGGTAGTGGATTGCTGGTACTCCAGTTTCCAGCTAGCTTAACGTACCAGTACGCAGCATCTTCCGTCACCATTTCAATGTAAAGCCTGGTGCCTGTCGTTTTATCAACCAAGTTGTCACACCGTAAAGAGCCCGCCAATCTGGCACCGGCCCAGTGCATACCAAACTCTTTGTTTGTAGTGGGAAACCCAACAAAAGTTCCAGGGATTGTTGGTTGCACTGCCGCAATAGAAGCAGGTGTTCCGGCTGGGACTGGAATTACATAGCTAAACGGATATTCATAGGCGTTGTCATAAAAACATGCGGTTGCAATTTCATATCCCCTGCGCCAACGAGACCACGCTGACTCTCTGTTTATGGCGCTTAAAGAGTTTGGAACAGAACCGGAAGAGAATTCAGTTGTAATAGGTTTTAAACGAAAAGGATCCTTGTCATAAGACTTGACAAAAGACCCAAATTTGTCCCCACCTTTCGGGGCCATGGCTTAGAAGAAACCGCCTTGCGCAGCAACATGTACACCTGGAATATAACCAGAACTATTAGGACCATCCGGGAACACGCCAACGTAAACGCGGTCGCCACGCTCAAGGTAAATTCCTTTGTTACGTAGTGGAGCTGTAGTACCAAGGCCATTGGTATTACCTGCACTCACACTGGGAACTGCCAGTTGCGGCATCACATCCGAACAGTCAACTACACCGCTGTTTGCGGGGATTGTTTTGGCGAATAAAACTTTGTAGTCACCAGAGCCAGGGATTGGCGTGGTTGTGCCACGTGTCTGGTAAAAGACAAAGGTGGCAGCGGGTTGATTCCCGTATGCAATACCGTTGTACAAGAAGCCAGACGTAGTGCCGCCCGAATAATTCAATGCACTATTGACGCCTGTCAGTGTGCCAGAGCCAGTGTATGTGTAATAACCGTAACCACTGTATGGTGCGCCAGCACCAGTGAGGGAACCCGTGGCGGATACAAAAACAATCTGTCCGCTAACCAGGGAGACTGGTGTTCCTGACGTTGTGGAATTTACCGTGTAGTCGGGGCCGCGATAAAAATCGTTGCGCGTGATCGTGATGGAATCAATGACACCGCCACTGTTATTGTCTTCGCTCAGTGACGCATCCATGTCCACCAAGATGGAAGGCGCTTGGCCACCTTGGACAAACAAAGTATTACTTGCTGCACTACCAACGGTTTGCGTTGTAACACGCACCGAATCAAATAAGGGCCTATCAACCAACAGTGGCTGCTTGTTTGTGGATGTCGAGCTCAATTTCCCAATGCCGCTTTTTGTTAATTATAACGTCAACCACCCATGCCTGACATCGCCATAAAGGCTTGGAAATTTGCAGGCAATCTCATCTTGGATTCAACCAAGGCATTGGGATTGTTTTGCAATGCAAGGAAACGACCGAACAGATTACCGTCTTCCGCTGGTTGAAATTTAAATTTCCGAGCGGCTAGGTAATCTGTTTCGGCTTGTGGTTCTGAGAGGAAGCTATCGCCAATCCCAACTTTCAAGGCTTCGCTTGGAAGGTAATCATAGTCAGAGTATTTATAAAAACGAGACATTGTGATTACTGAAGGAAGCCAAAGGGATTAAGTAGTCCCGACAAATCTGGAAGCAGTGATTTGAGCACTGTTTCTTTCATCGCGTCAGCGATGGAGTTCCTTTTGTTTAACTCTGGCTTTGCTGCGCCTTGTAAAGCAGAAGACAAAATTTCTTCTACAGAACGTTGGCCGCTAGCCGTTGGTTGCGGAGCGGCGACAGGCGCAGGTTGAGTCAGTGGATCTCCCAAGGTTGTTTGCGCAGCCTTGTAAAGCGAACCTCCAGATTTAAATTTAGGGATCGAGGAGGCAACAGAAGTGCCAAACGAATCTTTTGCTGTCAAAGAAACATTTGGATTGCCACCAAGAATCGTGGCATACGCACGATCAATACCCATTTTTCCAGGCTGAAAACCACGGTCCCGTAAAAACCGCTCAACTGCAGGCATTTGTTCTGCAATTGTGTAGTTACCAAGCTTGGATTTATCTAGGTACTTTGCACGTTCCGGGCCGCCAAACTGAATTAATCCGTAGTAATTACCACCGGCACCACCGTACACATTCGGGCGGAATCCAGACTCTTGGTGAATGAGCGCACCAAACTCGTACGGATCCAAGCCAAGCCGTTTTGCTGAAGAGAATACAGCTTGCCTGTCCTCTGGTTTTAGTGTTCCAACGCGTACTGGTGCCATGGCTTTAGGTTTTTCAATCTCCTACCCAATTTGAACTTGCTCTGAGACCAGGGATAAATACTGTTTGAAGAACCAGTGTTGATGCCAGGTAGGTCAGGGTTCGTTTAACAAATTTTGGGCAGAGAATCATGGGTTTAAAGCAACTACACTGGCCCCCGTGAATCAAAAGATTCGTGTCCAGTCGGCTGGGCTTACATGCTTTGCAATGCCAGGGTATTACTTTTGTGCAGTGAAAATGGAGTCTTTGAACATTTCCAGAAGTCTTTGGGCCTCTAGCCCCTTAGGGTCAAACTTATCAACAGCGGACCCCATTGGTTGGATACCTGTTGCACCTGCGTATGAGGCAGTGGGCATTTCTGAGGGGAAGCCTAGGGGGGCGCTCTGAAGTGTGGGGCCCTGACTGAAGCCTGCATAAGGAGCAGCAGAGGCACCAGCGAAGGCATTCCTCGGCACAGTGGAAAGACCTAATCCTTGGGCCACCTTGCCAGCATCATAAGACGCTGGTGAAATAGGGGGCGTAGTTCCAAGGGGGGAGCTGGTGTCAAACGGTAAGTTCAACGGTGAACCCATCTGACCCGCGCCAAGGGTACGTTGGATGACATCGTAACCAGCCTGACCGGGCTTAACGCGTGACGCAAGATCTCCTGGTTTGTTATATTTTTTTGCCCAAATTTGCATCCCAAGATCTTCTGCAGATTGTTCGGCAGCAGAACCAGGGCCTGCAGCAACTGCTTTCTTGCGGGCGTCTTCGTAACGCTGAAGCTCAGGGTCTTGAGCGGTTAGCTGGGCAACACGAGAAACTTCCTGTCGATAAGCACGTTCTGCTGCGGGGGAAAAAGAAGAAGTTGTTGAACCTGCAACTGAATAACCAGCATTCCCGCCGCCACCGCCACCGCCGCCAGATCTGGCCGCATCTGCCAAGCGTAGCTCAGCACGGCGATAAGATTCTCCGTTTGCGCTGGGAGGAATAGATCCAACTTTTGCATAAGGCGTGCGGCCTTGCTGAAGTCGACTGCCAATATATTGCAGCTCATTCCAGGCAGCGCGGCCCATGTCCGTATCTTTAGTTGAAGGAATGGCTTTCAGTGTTTTATCCAATGTGGAACCTGAACGCCCTTGATTAAATAAAGCTGCACCCGTAGCGGGTGCAGCGATAAAACGATTTAGCACACCCCCTAAGCCAGCAAGTTCTTTGCCAATTGCAAAGCTAGGCATAATTACCTCCAAACCTCATGTAAATAAATACGGGAACCAACTGCGGTGTCGGCAGGTCTATTCTGAATTGCTAAGGCTATTCTACCTCAAGGCACGCATACTCTTGATGATACTTCTTGCGGGCCTCATTCACAGCATTTCTTGCTTCTTCTTTTGTATCAAAACAACCAAGGTTAATACGTATATTCTCGACGGTAATCCTTGCCCTGTACTTACCGGAATCAGATCTTTTACTAAACCCAAGAGAAACTTGATTCCAGCCATTTTGTGCAGGAGTAGCAAGCCGTAAATTAACCCAGCTGTTATCGGTTGAATCTCTGTTTTTATGTTCAACGTGAAGAGGGCCTGGATCTACTTTTGTCATTAAGACCCAGATGACTCTACTGAGATAAAGATTTGCTCCTTTATGCGTCAAAGTCCAAACCAAACGTTTTCCACGTCTTCTTAAATTTCCTACCGGCTTACCAATGCGCTTAACATCAGAGTTGCATCGTTTCTTTTTCAAATAAACTTGCCCTGTATCAGGGGCGTATGAATAAAATGTGTTGAGTTCTTGAAAAGAAGGCAAAGGCTCCCAGGGGCGAGGCATCGCGTCAGTACAAGAAAACGCTATGCTAACGCCAATGGAGGTTGAGGTAAAGCCTGGTACCAACCGAAACGTCTGCCGGACCTGGGAGACTTTGGATGAATTCAGCGCCAGAGCGTTCGTAACGGTATCTGGCCTGGAACGGATCCTTGTAGTTTGGAACGTAAAGGATGCCGGCTAAACGGTTTGTTTCGTAGAGATAAATCTCATCCCAAACCTTTAAGGCTTCTTTGGCATTGCTGGATCTAATGGTACGATCAACGTCACCAGCAATGCTTTCAAGGCGCGTAGAAGGAGAAGTAGCAACTTCAGTTTTCTTTTCAGCTGTGTCACAACGACCCAACTGAATAGCGAGCTTGTCGTAGAAGTACGAATCCGGCACGGTGTTCATTGCTTCTTCCAGGCGGGCGTAGTCGCCAGCCGGAACAGAAACAGTAAAGTAACCGAGGTGGTAACGAACTCTACTTTTGTCGTAGTCGCTTAACTGCACTTCTACGTGTCGTTGTCTTTCAATTATAAAAGCAAGTAATCAACCAAACAGGCCATTGAGATAATCTAATGTGGCGCTGGATTGACCCATAAGTAACGGATCGTTTGTTCTGTAGGAATCCAGGAATCCCATGGGGTTGAGTGCTTGTGAAATTAAACCTCCAACCAACTGTTCTTTAAGTGTGTCTTGTATTGTTTTCTTGGGTTTTTCTGGTTCTTTGCCCTGCAACTGGGCGCCGTACATGAATGCTTTAATGATGTCGTCAGCGCGAGAATCGGTGCCCCCTTGTGGTTGAGTCGGTGCTGCAGTTGGTGCAGTTGATGCAATAGCCGCGGCTTTGCCAAGGGATTTCATGTGTCCGAAACCAAGTTCGTATTTGTTATCCCCTGTGGTAAATGCTGCCAGGTTGCCGTAACCACCTTGATTAGCAAGGGGTTTGTATGTACCAGGGCCTTCGAAATACACCGGAGTTCCTTCTGGAAGAGCCCAATCTTCCCCCCGGTGAAACGAACTGGCTCCCTTGGTTGGGGCACTGCGCGGACCATACTTGGAAGTCAGGCTGATCCCAGCTTGTGGATTGAAATCATATTTGCCTTCTTTGTTTTTAATCAGTGCTGGGACTCTTTGCTCGCCAACGCGAACACCAGCTAAAGCAGAACGAATAGTAGAGGGATCAATATATTGTCCTGTCGAAAGATCTTTCACATAAACATGCTTATGGGGACCGGTTGATACTCCGGTAGAACCCACCTGTCCTAAGTATGTTATGCCTGCCATGGTATCGTTTTATTCTTCATTGTAAGATTAAAAAACCCCTGGTTTCCCAGGGGCTTGGTGGAGATAGTTATACGCGAATTAAATCGGCCGCCAGGACCGCATTCCAATCAACACGCTTGATTTGCTTCAGCTGTTCAAGATTATTGAATCTTTCACCCGACAGAGACATCTGAAGGTCTTTAATCTCACGTGCTGTTTTAAGGCCAATTCCCTTAATGTGATCCGCAAGCATTTGTGCGGTAGCGGAATTGACATTTAAACGGTGATCAGGGGGGAAATCCCGTGGGTCCTCTTTGGCTGCTTTATCTTTGACTTGAAGAGTTTTTACCTTTTTGGTAGCCTCTTCATCTGGGATAAGTTCAGAGTTGTAAGCGGTGTAAAGGCGACCGTCCTGATCTTCGACCATGAACCAATCGCCATTATCAAACTCACTAACAACTTTGACGCGAGCGCCAGTTTTTTTGTGCTGGTAAAGCATAAGGACCAGATGTTAATTCTGGTCCTAGTTTAGCTTATTTAGCTGACAGTGCGGCCAAGCAGGTAAGCTTCGATGTCTTCGTAGCCAGGGGCAATGTCAGGCTGGACGTAGCAGGTTTCCACAACCAGGTAACCAACACGACCGGCGGCAGAGTCACCGCTGGAGATGTAGAAACCACCGGAAGTTGTGGTGGAGTTTGCAGTTTCCTTAGCAAACACACGCAACGTGGTCGAGGCAGTAACCGGGTAGTTGACCACAGAACCAGAGACACCAGCGGCGCCAGTAGCGGTCAGGAAGGCGTTGGTACCATAACCGGCAGTGCCGCCAGCGAAGTAGATTTCGCCAGCTTGGAGGCCGGAAACAGTGGAAGTCAGGTTGGCTTGAATCACGCCCTCACCCACGCCAGAAGCGGCAACAGGTGAACCGCCGTTGCTGCGACCGAACGAAATGACGTTACCGGTAGCGGCATACACACCAGAGGCAACACGGCCATCACCCCAACCAGAGGCAACCGAAATTGCGGTGCGGTACACGTAAGCAGGCAGTGTGCTGCTACCAGAGATCACCATGCCCGTGATGTCAGGACGAGTGTCATCCTGGCGATAGGGCGAGGGAACGATTACAGCAGCGGAGCTAACGCTACCAGCACCAGAGGTGGTTGTCACTGCGACATAGCCACGCTGCTGGAAATAACGGTAACCAGGCAGAGCAAGGACCGAGGTGGGGCCACCAAGGGAGCTGTCGAGAGAGCTACCGCCTTCGACAACAGAGTCAATGTTCTTGTACCAGCCGTTCAGGGGTTCTGCCCAGTTGCCTGGGAAGATTTTTTTAGCGGACAAATAGGTCATTTATTTTTCCTTTTGTTAGTTGTTTACGTTATTGATCAGATGTTACCGTCATCTTGCACGAAGCTGAACGCGGTGGTCACGAAGTCCTTGTTCAGGATTTCAAAACCGGCGTACAGTTGCCAAATAAGAATGATGAAACGGCTGAAATCGTCGTTGTTGTTGATCAGAACTTGAGCGTTCGGACCACCGATACCAACACCAATCGCTTGAGGACCAAAGAAGTAGCCTTGAGCAGCTTCCCTTACGGCATAGTTAGAACCACCGTCAAAGGAAGTGCTGATGCTCTTGATCGGGAAGTTGGTGGATTCGAAGAACTTAACGCCTTCAAACTGCACACCAGTCGGCATAACAGGTTCGCCAGCCAGGAAGTAGGCTTGACCGGCCTGGGGGCCTTGGTAGAAGC